CACGGCCCAGACGGCGACTATAGATCTCCTCGATCCCTGCGATGCTCTGTAGCTGCGTTCCCATGTTGGCGAAGATCAGCGAGAGGTCTTTCGGGTCGGCGGGGATCACGTCACCATTGACGCCTTTCTCTACGTCTTCCGGGTTGGTGATGCCAGACGGGTTACACGCCCAGCGGAACTGTGCGGCCAACACTGCGCCATCGGCCAGTGCCTCGGACACAATGTCATGCACGCCCAAGTCGTTGGAGTAGTCTTCGGCCAGTGACACGCCGTAATCCTGCCCGAGTGGCAGACGCCAAGTCAGGGCACGGTATGGCATGTTCTCCGGCTTCCACTTACCGCTATGCCGCGCTGATAGCTCCACGTCCTCGACGTATACCGTTGAGCGGTACATGCCACGGGTGTACCTGACAGTCGTATAGACCGTGACCTTCTCGCGGGGCTTGCAAGTAGGGACCGCAGCGCGGTACTCCTTCTGTGCGTCGTCCTCTAGGTCTTGCACACGAGTGATCTCGCGGAAGACAATGCGTAAAACAAGTCCCTTTCGATTACGCTCTACAGCGTAGTCTCGCAGGTTGATGAAGCTGATACAGGCAGTGTCGCTGAGGTCCATAAGCACATCGCCGACACACACCAGGGCAGCTAGACCCTCATACAGTGCCGGGCGGCTGCCGGATTGCTCCAGCACTCGCAGTGCCTCACGCTCGCCCTCGGCCAGTACGTCGGTCAGAAGGCTGTCGTCTTGCAGCTGTAGCTGTTCCAGGAACTTCGCCTTGAGCTTAGGTGACAACTCCAGCTTCATGAAGCTGACGCCGGGTGCAAACATGGCGAGCATCAGTTTGTTGACGATGTTGGTAGCGCCCTGGTTGCCGAGGGAACTGGAGCCGTTTGACAGCGACTCAGTTTTTACTCGGTAGTCCACGTCCGGGAGGGTGGTGGGGATAGTGACCGAGGCGTGTGCTTCCTTACGGCGCATCATGGGTTCCCGGTCCATCGTCATTGCATCCCACCAACCTCTGCCGGTGTCGCGTTCATCCATCATACGCGCACCGATGGGCCTTTGGACGCACCGCCTCCGATCTGGCCCTTGTACTTCTTACGGGTGCCGGAAGTGGTGGCAACGTCAGCAAGCTCGACGGTAGGTCGCTCCTGCTGGATCTGCCCGGCCTCGGCGGCCTGTTGGCTCGCTACCTCACGGTCCTGCTGTTGCTGCACCGTAATGGCGCCCTGTGCAGCAGACTGATTCGCTGCATCCAACTGCATCTGCATCTGTCGATCTGCCTGCTCGGCCTGTTGCTTAGCCATATCCATGGCGTTCTTCTGTGCCTGCTCGGCCGGGCTCAGGGTTTTATTGCTCCCATAGATGGCGTCGCCGGACGGGTCTGGCAGACCGAGCCCCTTAGCCACCTTGTGGCCCAGGTCGAACTTGCTCAGCACCTTGGTGATTTTCTTGCTGCCCATGAATTACTCCCACCAGTTCAACGGTTGAAACGGTCAGGCCTTGCTTCTGGTAGAGCTTAGCCAGACCGGCATGCCGCTGGTTCGCGGCTGCTCTTGTGCCGACGGTGAATCGCTTCACGTCAACGATGTTAGCTGCGGCCCTCAGGATCTCGATCACCGTCTCTAGTCCAATGTCTGGATCCACAAACTCCTCGGTGAGTACACGCTCGGCGCTAAACCATGGCCGTCCCTCGGACAGGCAGATGATCTGGCAGCCGACGAACACGAACAGGTTGCCTGGAATTAGATCGTTCATGGCATCAGCCACCGACGCCACCCGCCAACCTGTCTTCTCGTACTCGGCCTTTAGGGCATGCAGGGAGGTACGGAGAAGTTCACGCTGGGTCTGTTCATCGAACTCACACTCACCCAAGTGACCGTCTTTCCAGCTCACTGACCACATAAATTTCTCCTAGTTATAGGTGCCCTATTAAACCACGAGCCCTTTGCGGATCTCGGCCAGAGCCAACTGTACTCCGAGCTTGTGAGCTGCAACGGTGTCGGTGTCGGTCCCTGTGACCATACAGTTAGGGAGTCGGGAAGCTAACTTGTCATAAGCCTCTCGACTAATGGTTTGAACAATTACTTCTTTCTCTACTACCTTTTGAATATTAGGAAAGAAGAATTTAATAATAGATTTAAACATATCAATTATCCTGTCTTAGTTATAGGTGCCCCATTAATCAGGCGAAGAAATAAATCGACTGCCTGACATCGGGGAGATGGAGATTACCGCGTTCGGGTAGAGGCGCTGTGATGCCGTAGGTGTCCCTGAACTGCTCCAGGGGGCACCCTTGCTCGTACATCTTGACGAACGTGTCCCTGATCAGCTCGTGGAGCTTCTCAGTGCCATCCGCAGTCGTACCGTAGTCATCGTGAATGAATGCCAGATGGCCCAAGCCTGCATCGTCCGCAGCACAGATCAGGAATTGCATGTGTGCCGCATCGCAGGAGTGGATGAAGTTCGGAGCTATTCCGTTCCGGTGTCGGCGGGGGCACGGCTCCTCCTTCTCCAGCCGGATGGTGGGCCGGATACGGATGGTCTGCGATAGCCGTGTCTCGACCTTGATGTACTCGCTCTTGCCGTACCGCTGCCGGACCATAAAGCCTGACGGCGACCGCCAGTAGATCTCAGTGATGCCTGCGGCGATCAGCTCGTCAGAGGCGTCCTGTAGCCACTGCATCGCCTCCCTGGCCTTGACCACTACGTTACCGATTGCGTCCCACACGGGCACGCTCAGCCACCTTGCTGCCTTCCTGTACTCGGCCTTGTCGAACTCCGGCGCCTTGTGCTTCGCCATATACTCGATGTAGATGAAGTCAGAACACGAAAACCTCGTCGATCCGTATGGCAAAGTCATGACTGACCTCTTCACCAAATCGCGGGACAGTTTGTGTCGCTGCCACCGTTCCGTAATCGAGCATGTAACGTGAGGCATATGCTCTAACAATCTGGTCGTCTCCTCGGCGACCATCCTGTAGATGTCTCGCTGAGTTGAGGAAGGTACCAAATTGGTCGCTAGTCCACCCACTTCGTCCCGCAGCATCGCGGAGAAGTGCTGTAGCCCGTTGCAGCTCCCGTCCTGACCAAGTGCTAGGTACGATAAGAAGCTCTCCGGCATTGCCGTGAACTGGGCGAACTCGTAGCACCATGCGAGGAACTGGAACGGATTGTCTGCCTCTGTCCACTGCCTGTTCGATAATGGGTCGGCAGCTATGGCACAGATAAGATCTGAGCGCTCTAACGTCCATTCGTACCGCTCCTCAAGAGTTGCTTTATCAAAGCCGAACCGGTTAGCTCCGGCTGCGTAGAACCAGAACTTGGCTCTGGTGGTAGTGATTGGGACTCCATCAGCAGAGCGTAGCAGCGCCTTCTGGAGATCTGAACCTTGTGGGCTAACGCCCCTCGTGTTCGCATACGCACGCCCTCTGTAGTCGTACTGATAGACGAACCAGAAGGGTACGTCCTTGAACATCCGCGCTACCCGCAGAGCCTCGTAGTACCGGCCCCACTGCACACCGCGACTCTTGTTCTCGGTGTACCACTCGCGCATCTCGATCTTCCAGGCAGCGAACTCGGCCAGTTGCCCGCCGTGCATTTGCTCCTTGGTCATGTCCTCGTCAAGCCACTCCGGCGACCGGGGCTTTGGCAGCTCGGCCTGGGCCAGCACCTCACCCACATCGAACCGTGCGCCGACCGCATCGACCGCCGCCAGGATGTCACCGTTGATGCGCCAGGGGCGCCGCTGTAGCACGTTCAGGGCACGCAGCGGTACATCGGGTACATCGGTCAGGTCTTCGACTCGCGGCCTGCCACGGATGCAGCAGGGAGCCACACGGCGCATCACGTCGGTGTGATACCCGCCGTCGTTCGCCGTAACCCAGTCACGCGGTGGCTCTACGCAGGGCAGTGACATCGGCTGAATCCCGGCCACGAAACCCTTGATGTGATCGAGCATCCCAGCCACATCTGCCGCCATCGTGTACTGCCGGATCGTCTTCTTGCCCTCACGGATGTCTGTCATCTCGATCAGGCCGACTTCTCGGGCAAGGTATATCAGGGTGGTGCCTACGGCCAGCTTGTCCTCAGGCGACCACACAGGCAGCGGCACACCGGCCTTCTCTGCCTGGAGCTTGAACACCGTCAGGCGGTGCCGCTCGCTCTTTGTCATCCGCCGCTCAAAGTCTCTGACCAGCGTGAAGTATAGGTCCGGCTCGACGTTCTCAAACTTCTCAAGCAACGCCTCGCCGTAAATGGATTGCCCGATCAACCGCGCTACGGCGGTCGGGGCATTCTTCTTGGACTGCATCGACGTATCGAGCAGTGTCCTTGTGGTGATAAAGGCCAGTACCATTGGGTCATGCTGGCGCAGCAACGCCTTACCGCTCGCTGCTACGCCCCGCTTGACCTCGCCTACATAGGCAGAGATCATATCGGCCAATGGTTGCACGAAACGCCGGTACACCGCAGAGGCATACGGGTTGTTGTGCGCTGCACCTGCCTCCTCGTTTCGGTTCAGTGACCCAAGCACCTTGGCCCGGCCACCGTCAACCATCTGCTGCTCTAACTCTGCCTGTGTTTGCATTACTCGCCTTCTGCTGTCAGCTCAATCTGTGCCGGTGAAGAAACGATCGTGGTCAGCGGTTTCATCTCGCCTAACTCACAATCCCATACCAACACTTCGGCATCGCCGTTGCCGCCGAAGTCAAGATGCTGATGCAGGTGGTTCAACAATTCGTGAATAGTCATCACTCACCCTCCGTCTTGTCATCGCGGAAACGGATGAACCGTGGTTCGCGGATCATGCCGTGTTGACTCTCGGACAGTCCGTGAACCTCTACGATGCGATCTACGATCTTGCTTGGGAAGTCCCAGTACAGCTTGCGCTCCTTGTCAGTCAGCTTTCCGCCACCGACTACCAGCTCACGCAGTCCCCACAACACCTTGATGCTGCCGACCATGCCAACGAACTTGCCCTTGCCTTCCAGGACCGCGAGCACCTTAACGTCGATGCTCATGTGGTCTTTCAGCTTAACGCTCTCGCCACCGCTACCAGAGCCTGCTTTCCACAG